AGCGTGGCAACGCTGGAGCAATCGCTTTCCGCCCCGGCAACAAAGACGTTCTCAACAAGCATGAATGTTGATATGAGCGCAGCAGGCGACATCGTTGTGGCAAAACTTACTGACGGATTTGCGATCTATGAGCGGTCTGGAACGACATGGTCGCTTGCCACTTCATTCGTTCTTGCGTCGGCGACTGCAACGATTTCTGGTGACGGGTCTACCATCGCAGTATCTAGTGGCGCGACAATTTACTTGTACACAAAAACTGGCGGCGTGTGGTCTCTAAGCACATCCTTCGGATACGCTGCGCCCAATTTGACAAGTTTTAATCTCGGCGGTAACAACCTTTCAATTGCGTATGACGCAACGTGGGTTGCGGGTATTGGCGTTTACGGGACAACCACTAAATTCGCTGTCTGGAGAAAAACTGGTGTCAATTCTTGGAGTGCCGCGGGGCTTGTTTCGCTTGCGACTCTTTCGGTTTATCGTTACGACTCAATCGGTATTAATGTCAATGGGTATGTGGCGCTAAATCGTTATCTCGCTAGCGGGTTCACGGCAAATAACTCCGACGCAATGCTGTATAAGTACGATTCTTTGTCTAATTCTTATGTGCTTTCTAGAAACGGATTTTCTACCGGGAAGTCTGGTATCGGTGGAGCATCAATTGGATGGGATTCTTCAGGAAGTAACCTGAACATCTGGCGCAATACGGGCAATTTGACTATGAACACATCAACGTCAACTTTTTCGTATACGCGCTCAACGTACCAGTCGTACGGAATTGGAATCCGCGATTGGTCTGGCTCTAGCGAAGTGTACGCCCCAAGGTATGGTGGGCCTACTCTTAGTTATCGATCTGATGCTGTTGTTCTTCTTGATTCGATTCTTGAAACAGACGATCAGATTGTGACTACCGCATCCGGATTTAACCAATTGTTGGATGCTGGAACCTCAACGGCATACAACGCTACCATTGAAACAAAAGCATATTCGTTTGGCGACACGTCTGTTTTGAAATCGTTCAAAACTTTGATGTTTACCTACGATGCTGATGCCAAGAACGACGCTACTGATCCGGTTTTTGTGTGGTCGGCGGAGGGCCTTGAGCCGGTTTTCAACTTTGCCCTTGCGCCAAAGTACACTGCTGACGCGACGCCCTCAGCGACTCCTTCTGTGCCGTCTACGGAGACAACTAGGTACAGCATTTACCCTCGCGCCATTGACGCTGGTATCGGGTTTGCCTTCAAGACTAACTTTGTTGTTGCTGATTCTGCTACTGGGTTTGGGCGCTTCCAACTCTACGACGTAGGCATTAATGCTGTGGAACTTAGGAAGGGCCGAATCGTTCAGTGACGCTTCCTCCGTTTGAAGATACTGAGGGTATGCGCATTGCTCTTTCTCAAGCGGGGACTATCCCGAATGCTGTCCTATACAACAATGGCAAAGCCCTATGGGACGCGATGGAAGCGGCTGGCGTGACGTCTGGAACATCCGATCCGCTCCCTATCGGATCTGTGGTTGCTTATTCCGGCCCGACTATCCCAACCGGGTATCTAGATGCGGATGGTTCTAGCCAGTTGCGAGCATCATACCCTGATCTCTTTGCTGCTATTGGGACGACGTACGGGCCGGGTGCGGTTCCGGGCACGACGTTCGCGCTTCCGAACTTTGTTGGAACGTACACGAACTTCATCATTAAGGCGACGGCTGCGGCTGCTAGTACGACAGTGGTTAGTGAGACGCTCATTGCGGTGCCTCTAGGCTCGCTCCAGTTGTATGCGGGTAGTGTGTACCCGACGGGCTGGCTACGCGCTGACGGGACTGCTATCAGCCGCACAACGTACGCAGGCTTGTTCGCCATCATCGGAACAACGTACGGCGCTGGAGATGGCAGCACAACGTTCAACCTCCCGAACCTTGCGTCTAGCGGCACCGGCAGCCCTGTCTACATCATTAAGGTTACGCTTAGTGGCAGTGTTGAGCCGTCTACCGTTGCCCATGCTTCGTCGCATATTCGTGCTGGAACGGATGTCATTGACGGGGATCGGGTACAGATTGATTATGTTCCGACCGCGTATACTCGCAATGCTGCGGCTCCCGGCGCTGGTGCTGTTACGGATCTTACTGCGCACCTTGCGGGGATTGATGCGGATAAATTGCGCGTAGGTGCTACTGCTGGAGGTGACTTAACTGGTTCGTATCCGTCGCCGACGGTGACGCAGTTGAGTAATACGCCGGTGCATAACAGCAACACCACGCTGAGTTTCCGAACGTCTAGCACTGAGCGCATGGGAGTTGACGCGAGCGGACGCGTCACGAAGCCTTACCAGCCAAGTTTCAAGGCATATGCCGCTGGTGGCGGACAGATTAACAATCCGGCAAACCCCACAAATCTTGTATTTGGTGACGTGAGTACGCTTGGTGGGCATAACGTCGGAAGCCACTACAACACATCAACAGGAGTATTCACCGCTCCAGTAGCCGGGAAGTACCTGTTCTGTTTCAACATGCTGATGAACCCGGCATTTAGCACAAATGATCCGGGGTTCGTGCTAGTTGGAATCTACTTGAATGGAACTTTCGCGTCCTATATGGCACATAACCATAACCAAGCATGGGTTATGGAAGGTTCGTCAATCATCTTGTCAATGTCCGTAAATGACTACGCGCAAATGATTCTGCAATACGGGTCTGGACACTATGGCGTTTATTCGTATTTCAGCGGATGCCTACTTTCATAGGGAGTAATATTGCCTAAGTTCACCATTACTATCACCGACGTAGAAGCCGCAGCCCTCGCGCATGTGATGGCAGACCCGCAAGAGTGGGCGCAGAACGCGATCAGCGAACGTGCTCGGGTCGCTACGGAGGAGATCGTGCAGCGCGAGGTCGCTCGCATGGTTGCCGACCCAAGCATTACGGAGATTCCTGCTACTGCTGCTGAAATTGTGATGGCGGCTGCGCTTCCAGAAACTCTTACGCACACGCCAAAGATTTCCGGTGATGTATGACTATTTTTGGTAGTGGGCATCAAGTAGTAACCAGTACAACTCGCCCGGGAAGCCCTATTGTCGGTCAGGTTATCTATGAAACGGACACGTTTAGTTACCGTTGGTGGACTGGCGCTGCATGGGAAGGAGTGGTGCCAGTTGGCACAGTCCAACCGTTTGCTGGGGCGACTGCCCCGAGCGGGTGGCTTTTCTGTGATGGTGCCGCAGGTACGGGCGCTGGAACGGGTACGCTAAATGGTTCTGCTGGTCAGCCTTTTGCTGCTTTGTGGGCAATGATTGGCAATACTTACAACGTTGCTGGAACGCAGTCAGCATTCTATTTGCCTGATATGCGCGGACGCGCACCTGTTGGTAAGGGCGCGAACGCTGCTGTCAGTGCGTTGAATAACAACGATGGTCTCGCCAACGCGTCTCGTAGTCCTAGCCATTCCCATACAGTAAATTCGCATAACCACACAGTTGATTCGCATGCCCATGGGCCGGGTGGGTATAACGCTCGCTGGGTCGCTGGCGGTAACATCTATTACGCTCAGGTCGGCGGCGCTGGCAACTGGGGCACAACTGTGTACGGTGGTGTCCAGACAATTGGCGCTAACGCTGGCACTCTTGGCGGTGGTCTCATTGTGCAGGGAAGCAGCGACGCGTCTGCGCCGGGAACCAATTACTCGTCTCCGGGGACGACCGCTTCCGGCGGTTCGTACGTTACGTTGAACTACATCATCAAGTATTGAGGTATAAAGTGAACACTGTTCTTATTTCCGTAAAGAATCCGATGACTGGCGAGATGATTGACAACGTTGAAATGAAGTTGTTTTTCAACATCAGTTATGACGAGCACAACACTCGTCTTGTCGTGACCGGAATGTCGGAGATTTTCCTTGGCGACGACAACAGCGTTATTGACCGCGGAGTCATTACTGAACCCGATGTTATCCCGGAGATCCCTAATGGCTAAAGCATTCCCGGGTCTTGGCGCCACTGTGTGCGACACGATCAGTGATCTTCCGTCGTCCCCAACTGAAGGGATGATTGCGTATCAAAAAGATACGAATGAATTGAAGATTTATGATGGCTCACTGTGGGTAACGATGATGGACACTGATGCTCCCCCGGGCCTTGTCCTTATTCAGCCAACAAGTGTCGTAAACGCCACTAACTCATCTGGTTCAATTACGTTTTCCAACGTTGCAAGTTTTAGTGTAAACGGTGTTTTCAGTAATCAGTTTACTAATTACAAAATTGTTGGGAGTATTTCTAATCCAGCCAATGTCCCCCAAAACGCTGTGATCAGAATGCGTTCTGCCGGTACAGACAACACATCTGCTGTTTATACAAAGATTCAACAGTACAGTTATCCAACTTCTGGCCCGTCTAGGGATGCGTATAACAATCTGACATACGCTGGGTTTTGCTCTATGAGTAGTACGCAGAATGCTTTTAGTGGAGATGTTATGACTCCGTTTGCAGCAATGCCGACGTACGGACTTTTCTTGGGTACGTTCATTGGATCCTCAACAAGCATTGAGGCGGGAACGTTCCAGTGGGTTCATAATGCAAATTCTTCGTTTGATGGATTTACAATTGGAGGCCCGGGCGCTGGCGGATCGAATAACGTGTCTGGGTGGTTGCGCGTTTACGGGTATAGAGACAGTGTCTGATAATCTTTAACTATGGATTTGTACAACGCTCAGCGCACAAACTTTCAGACTGCAATGCCTCGCCTCGCCACGAAGCCGGGCCAGCAGCGTCAGTTGATGCCGCGCAGTACGAATCGTGGGAAGGCCGCTATGCCGATGCCTCCTCAGGCTATGCCGGTTAGTAGTACGGAGGGTGGTCCGGTACTTGCGAAGAAGCCGATGCCTAATGGTGGCGAGATGAGCATTATGCCGGTGAAGAAGGGCGCTGGCGGGCCGATGAAGTCTGCTGATATGATTAAGAAGATGGCTGCTTTTAAGCCGAGAATGTAGGAGAATTATGGCGAGCATGAACCCGTCTGCTGATCGTGTCGGTCGCAGCAAGTACAAGGGAAGCGCATTCCTTGGTGGTGCTGGTGGTTCCGGCCCGGGGCGCGCGTTGTCTGATGCTGAGAAGGCTGCTCAGCCGGGGATGAATCCTGCTGCTGAGAAGGCGCAGCGTGGCGCTCCGAAGACTGGGTATGGGCCGACTGGTTCTGGCAATCCGACTGATCAGTGGGTTGGTAAGGGTAGTGATCGTCGGTATGTGCAGGTTCCTAAGGCTAGTACTGATAGGGGTAAGGTTTCGACTCCTGTTTCTACTACGGAGAGTAATCGCGCTTCGGCTGCTGCTGGTGTGAACGCTGGGGCTAGTCGTAACGCTCCGACGCGCAAGGCCCCTACGAGCGCTTCTCCTAAGGATCAGGGCGATAGTCGTGGGGCTCCGATTGGTTCTGATAGTGCGGCTGCTCCTAAGCGTGACGGTGGTAAGCCGTCTAAGCCTGCTAATGATGCTCCTGCTTCGTCGTCGTCCGCGTCGTCGTCCTCTGCTTCGTCTGGCGATAAGCCGAAGAAGGCTGCTCCTGCTGTTCCGGGAACGCTGAACTACTTTATGAAGATGACCATGAGCGATGGTAAGAAGAACGCTCGCAACCGTGCTTATCAGATGTTCAAGAACTATAAGAAGTCTGGGAAGTTGCCGGGCGATATGGGTTCGGCCACGCAGTAGTGGCGACTCGTCCTGCCCCCGCTAAGTCTGGCAATAGGCCGCCCGCTCCTCCTCCGGCTCCTAAGCCTCCGGGTCCTAGGCCGCCTGCCGCTTCAGCGCCTAAGCCGCCGACTGCTCCTGCCGCTAAGCCAACGAGTTCTACTCCTGTAAGGAATGCTGGTGGCCAGCCGACTAGTCGTCAGGGTAGTGCTCCTGCCGCTAAGCCGCCGAAGCCTAAGGGTAACCCGGGGCCGGGCCGTTCGTGGGTGTTTAAGAATGGGAGTTGGGTTGCCGAACGTAAGACTGTTGCTGCGAATGTGAGCGCTCCGGCTGGGGCTACTGGTGGCAGGACGCAGACGGGTAAGAATGGTAGCGTTGTTCTCGGTGCGCCCGCTTCTGATGCTGATACTGGTGTCGATACCGGTGGTGCTGATGTTGGCGCTGCTGTTGAGCCGCCCGTAACGTCCAAGACTCCTGAGCAGATTCAGGCAGACATTACTAGCGCCGCCCAGTCTGAAGTTGCTATGCGAGATCCCGCTTTGCAGGGACAATGGACTAGCGGCACAATGGGTCTTGGTGGCTTGGGATTTGGGTATACGAAGGCTGGCGGAGGAGCGGCAACGTATAACGATATCTTTGGCTCTCTTGCCCCGGGTGCTGCGGTTGACCGTAATGCTTTTGAGGTACGAGATGCTCTTGGCCGTGTAATCAATACGGATATTCTCAACACTGATGTGTATGGTGGCCGGGCCGCTACTGACATTGCTGGCACTGCGCTAGGTAATGCGATCCTTGAGTCTCGCCGTGGATCTGCTCGTGCTGCTGAGGAGCGTTCTGCTGGTGGTATTACTGGTGGTGGCTTGCGTACTGCTGCTGGCGAGGTTCAGAAGCAGCAGCAGGGCGCGGAGATCACTGGTCTGCTCGGCAAGTTGTATGGGCTTGAGAGTGATATTACGAGCAGTAGGACGAAGACGTATCAGGATGCCCTAGAGAGCGCTGCTGGCGGTGACATTGGTCGTTGGGCACCGGAGACCGAAACCCCCGCTTCGACTGGTGGTTCGACTTCTGCTACTCCCACTGCTCCTTCTCCCGCTGGAAGAACTGCCCTTACCGGTGGCCCTGCGGGTACCTTTATGAAAGAGGCTAACGCTGCTCGCGCGGCTGGTACTCCTAAGCAGAAGATTCAGAAGTTGACTGCGCTCTTGAACAACTCCAAGTACAATTTGACTGATCTTCAGAAGAAGACGATCAAGCAGATGATCACGAACATTCAGAAGAAGAAGAAGTAATGGCAAAGCCAGTTAAGAAGAATACTCCCGGCCCGTACGATACGCCGTTTATGACTAAACGCGAGCGTGAGCGTAAGGCTCAGCAGACTGCGCGTGGTGCTGTTGAGAGCGTTACTGATATTGAGAATCGGAGGCGGCGTGAGGAACTTGCTGCTCAGGGGATTACTCAGTCGTTTCAGCAGATGCTTGCTCAGCAGGCGAATGCTCAGGCTAGTCGCCTTGCTGCTATTCAGGGTGCTGCTGGTGAGAATGTTGGTGCTGGTACTCTTGCTGCTTCGATTACTGGTACGACGCAGGCTGCTGATCTTGCGCCGCGTCTTGCCGCTGGCCGCGGTACGGAGATTCAGTCTGATGTTGCTGCTCGCGCGTCGCAGGCGCGTAAGGAGCGGGCACAGGATTTTCGCAAGTATTTGACGCAGGCTCGTGCTGATGTCGAAGCGGGCGAGCGCGAGAAGCAGGCGGCACAAATCGAATCTGCTGCTACGGCTAAGGCTTATGATCTCAAGTTGAAGGATTATGAGCGTGGTGTGTACGAGTCTGATCGTAAGTACGAACTTGATCTTGCTAAGTATGAAACGCAGTTGGCTAAGGCCGACACGGGTAAGATTGATGATCTTATCCCGACGTTTACTTCTATTGCTAAGGACTCCGCATCTAAGAAGGGCACCGGTGGTTGGGAGGGTACGGTCACTTATACGGATTCCATTGATGGTAAGCAGAAGAAGATTGATGTCAAGGGTGTCGCGTTTGACCCGTCGAAGAAGACGGGCGCTCAGCGTGATGCGTTTTGGAAGAAGTATGTTGAGCAGAAGACTGGGGCTAAGGTCTCAGGCATCCCTGTCCGAAATGTTGAGCGCGGTTCTACTAAGCGTTCTCCTTCTGAGATCGCCAAGATGATGTTTGAATCGGCGGGTACGCTTGGTTCGTTTAGCGATGCTGAGATCTATCAGGCTATTATGCGCACTCCGTTCGGCATGATGAATGCTGCTGCGGTGCGAGAGGCATATCAGGGGCTGTAGATTGCCCCCGCTTCCGCGTAACCCTAAGAGGGGGCCAATCGTCATTACGTCGGGGCCGGGCCGCCCTGCTCCTATTAAGAAGCAGCCACTCCCGGCTTACGGGCCGTACAAGTTGCCGCTTACGGATGTTGAGAAGCGCATTGTTATTAAGAAGCGCACGCCTAAGTACATTGATACGCCGCAGGGGAGGATCGCTACTGGTGGTGGTGGCGTTGGATTCTTCACTAAGGGCGACAAGGGTAAGATCATGGGGCGCGTTCGTGAGCGTGCCATGGAGCGCGAGGGTGCGTTGCGCGACAAGGTTGAGCGTCAGCGCGTTGCTGCGTCGGAGCCTCGGCTTGCTGCTCCGCCGTTGCCTAGCCTGAAGAGCGTTGTTCGCGAAACGAAGAAGGAGGATTCTAACACGGGTTTTCTTGAGGGGCTTGCTGACGACATTGGTCTTGACGACTTTTATCGGGACAATGTTCTCCCGACGGTTGGTCGTGCTTTTGGTCAAATGTTTGAGAATGCGAAGGAAACGTATGGCGTTAGCGTTGTTGCTCCGGGCCTAAACATTGCTCGTACTGTTGCTGACGCTACGGGTGTTAGTGACAAGATTGATGAGCCGTTTGATTATGCAGCGAACCTTGTCAAGGGTGGTGCTGGTATCGCGAAGACGCAGGGCTTTGATCGTGCTAAGCCGTATGTTGCTGGTGTGATTGATGGTGCTTCGAAGTTAGGCAAGGGCGGAGTTGAGGCTGTTGGCAAGGTAGATGATTTCTTGCAGACAGAGGTCCCTGTTTACGATTCTGTGAAGACGTGGACTGATCGTAACGCTGTGCAGCCGTCAAAGGATGCGGCCGTTGAAGTGTTGTCGCGTGTGACGGATCAGCCGATCAATAAGCGTATCGATAAGGCTGATGAGTTTGATCGTAACTTTGTTTATCAGGCTAACGATATTACGCAGCGCGGGATGGAGCGCGAGACTGCTGCTCCTCAGGAGCGCCGTGATGTGTGGGTGCAGATGGCGCTTGGCGAGTTTGACGATCCGGCTTGGGAGGGTTACAAGTCTCCGTTTACTCGCGAGCAGTTGGAGCGAATGTCGGATTACGAGTTGGCGAATGCTGCGTATGGTACGCATACGAGCACGATTGCTTCGTTGTTTGAGGCTGCTAAGAATGATCTGAAGAAGATTGGCGCTATGCCTGCGGCGATTGGCGCGTTGTCGCGACAGATTCAGGACGCGAATGACAAGGGTGATTTTCGCGGTCTTGGCAACATGGCGGAGTTCCTTGTTCGTCAGGGCGTGTCGAACATGGTGGCGCTTAGTAAGGCGAACTTGTATGTGATGACTGGCGGCAAGGCTGGTAATTATCAGGATCTTGTTCGTGCTTTGCAGGCTGAGCCGATTCTCACTGGTCTTGATGTTGCCTCCACGGCAACGATTTATGGCAAGGCCGCGACGTTTGGGTTGAAGTCTGGCGGCGCCCTTACTAAGGCTGGCGCTGTTGCTAGCCGCGTCCCGGGTGCCGTTCCTGCTGGCCGTGTTATTGCTCGTGGCGCTGAGGCTGCTGCCGCTCGTCCTATTGCCGGTGCTCCTCTTCGGGCTGCTGCTACGACTGGTCGCGGGTTGCGCCGTATTGCTGATGTTGAGGAGGTTCAGGTTCGCGATCCAGCCATGGCTGCTGTCGGGGATATCGCTGGCGCAACGGTTGGTGCTGACCGCACGTTCAGGCCGTCCTCCTCGTTCTTCTCTAAGTCTGCTTCGCTTTTGCGCAAGCGGCTATACGAGGGGAACAATCCCGTTTCGCGTGCTATCTACAAGCGCGGAGAAGTCGCTGACGCTAGCAAGTTCCGCGCTATCGCGTCTGCTGTTGTCGAAGAGTTGGGAACTGAGCGTGCCGCTCCTGTCGTCAAGGCGTTCAAGGAGATCTTTGATGAGGATCCAAACGTGGCGTTGCGCGTCATGTGGGATCTCAGCGGTTCTGAATCTTTCAAGATGCCTGAGGGTCTTGGTGGTCGCGTTGTTGATCTGACTCCGGGTAAGCGTGCTGACGAGTTGGAGGGCGTACTTGCTGGGCAGTTGTGGGTTAGGCGCGGCGGCAAGGATGGCGATGATGCGTTTAGGTTTAGCGATGCTTCTCCGGGGGAGGGTTGGGCAAACGTTGTCACCAAGAAGCCTAAGGGTATGCCCAAGGGTACCGTTATTAAACTAAGTAAGATTGAGAAGGCGAACATTGAGCAGAGCATTCTGCTTCTTCGCAAGATTGACGAACTCCCAGAAGATGTTGTTGCACGCGCTAAGGAGCGCCTTGACGCTCCGTATCGTGAACAGTTTGGCGAAACGATTGGTAAGCGGATTGGCGGGCGTAACGCCCCAGAGGGTTCGCTTACTGATGTTCTGCAGTTGCAGGAGTTGCAGAACATGCGGAGCCTTGATCGGCTCGGAGTAAATATCGACCCACGTATTGCTGATATTTCTCCGGGTGTACAGTCACGTTTGTCTGAGCGGTTCGGTATCGGGAAGCCGACGAGTATTGGGCGTCGTGATGTTGCTGGTATTGCTCGTCTTCAGGACGAGACAATCGCGCGTCTGATGCCGCTGGTTGGCGACGAGTTCCGGGCGGAGATTGAGAAGATTCTCTCTGAACAAAAACTAGAAGTATCTAAGCGTCTTGTTGATCTTGAAAATAAAAAGGTCGCTATTGAAAAATCCAAAGAGAACCTTTCGGAATTCGTTGACAACATTGATGAACTTGACGCTGAGATTAGTTTGCTTGAGGAAAAACTTGGCGCACTGAATGCGGAAAACCCCGAGGTTGTGCAACTTACTCATCAAGAGGCTTGGCGGTTTGCGTCTAAGGCTGCTGATTTTTGGAAGAAGTTGTATGGGAAAGCAAATGGTGGCGCTGGGTCTGTCGACGCTCCGACTTGGAAAGATAGCCCAGTCACGAGTCCCGGAATTGTTCTCGGTATAAAAACGGGAGATGCAACGGGTAGTAATACTTCTGGGGTTTCTGGTTTCTGGACTGGTATTGACGGTGTCAAGCGCTATGTAAAGCAATATGCTGATCGGAATCAGGCTGTTGGCGAGGTCATCGCTAACGAGATCTATCGTCGTCTTAGTGCTGGCGCTCCGGTAAGCAAGATCACTTCAAAGTACAGTGACGATACTCAGTTTGTTGCTAACGACATTATCGACGTCTTCAAATTTGAGAAGTCGTCTTTTGATGTAGACGAAATTCAGCAGTTGTCGGAAAAAATTGTTGACCGTATTGTTGCTGATTTGTGGCTAGCGAATTGGGATGCGGTTGGAGTAGGCGGGGAAAACATTGGCATTACCGTCGAGACAAATATTCCCGTGCGCCTTGATCAAGGCGGTGCGCTGTTCCACCGTGCTCAGGGAGAACTAAAGACTAGTGCCCAACTGGATAACTTTAGTATTGAGGATTTTGTTACTCAGAATCCGAACTATAAGGCAGTGATTAACAATGCTGGGTACGAGAATGTCGCGGACATTGAGGGTCTTGGTCTCCAACTTCTTGCTATCCATAAACTTATTGACGATTCTGGTGGCCTATCTCGTTTTGTCGACGATCTTACAAATGATCTTGACGTAAGCCAATCGTATAAAAGCGACCTCTACAATCTTCTTGAGAGGAGGCTCGCCGTTCTTGACGAGCAAATCAGGATTTCTGATAACGACTTGGCGCTGTGGAAAAAGTCTTTTGCTAAGTCTGATGAAACTGTTGGTGACGTTGGCGATGCCGACTTGCCTACGCTTACGCCTGCTCAAGTTTCGTCAATGAAAAGTTCTCTGAACTGGTATATGGGAAGTGGCTACTGGGATATCAACACTGCTCTTAGGGGAAGCAGTCCAATTAACAGCAGTGTTCAGAAGTCTATTGACAATATGGACAGCCTCTTTGATCTAGCACCTGTAACTGAAAAGCCTATGATTCTTTTCCGTGGTATTGGAGATCCGGGTACATACGATGATATTCAGGCTGGGGAGATTATTGCTGATAAGGGATTTCTTTCTACGTCGTTCAAGCCAATGACTGCTGAGGGTTTCGGTGGATCACAGGGTCAGAAGGGGATTGTTCTTGAGATTTATTTGCCTGAGGGGAGTAAGGCTGTATATGGGCATGGCGCTGCGCATGAGGGTACTGGGACGCTTAGCGCTACGTCTTTTGCTGGTGGCGAAAACGAAGTAATCCTTCCTCGCGGGACAGAGTTTTACATTACGGATGTTGCGAATTATGGAAGTGGCGCCAAACTCGCTCGTGTTTATGCGATTACTCCGGGTAGCAAGTTCTCTATCGAAGATATTCCAGAGTTTGGTGGAACTAAGCAGAAGGGAATGATTGAGGAAGCGCTTCCGAAGAAGTTGGAAAAGAAGCAGTTGGCTGTTCAGGCGAAGAAGGCAATTGAGGATCAGTCTAATTACGAGAGCGTTGTTGCTGATCTTGAGAATGCTAAGCGTGAATACACGGCTATTGACGACGCGTTGAAGGATATTGACATGATCGCTGAGTCGCTTATGCGTGACGTGATTGAGTCCGGCGCTATCCCAACTGGCGCTCGTGTGCATATCCCGACGCTTGGTAGTCCTAAGGGCGCTAAGAAGACTGTGCTTCCTAAGGAGGCGCTTGCTGGTCGTGGTCGTCCTCGCGACATGCTCAATATTTATACGGGGCAGTTTGCTTTGCTTGGTTCGGTTGAGGATCTTGAGCGGTTCTCTGGTGCTCTTGCGCGCAATCTCCGTATTCCGTTTGTTGCGTTTGAATCTGTTACTCGGTTTACTGATTACTTGATGCGTACCGGTACTACGATCAAGTTTTCTGGTGATAAGGCCGCGTTTAAGAAGCAGAAGGCTGATCTTCTTGAGGCTGGAATTATCAACGGCAATGGAGAACTTGGTTCTGATTATGTTGTTCTGCCGGTTAACGAGCAGACTGGTTTTCTTGATGCTGACTCTTTTGCCAAACTTGACTTCAAGAGGGCTGAGGAGGTTGGCACAAAGGGGCGTAGTGATGCTGGAGTTGATGACGCGCAGATTGCCGTGATCTTTGAAAAGGCCCTGAACGACAATGCGTTTGACAATCTTGATTCGATCAAGCCGGGAAGCCGCGTTGTCATTCTTAGCAAAAAGCGCCTTGATTCGTTGAAGAAGGAGATGGCTGCCGCCGCCGAGAGTCCCGGTCTATTGCGAAGGATCACTCGCCAGTGGGTTCGCTTTACTCTTACGACCCTCCCTCGTACTCCGATTGCGAATATCGCTGGCTCTGGTTTGTTGTCTGCACTCGGTGGTGGACTTGGCGGATACCCGGAGGCAATGCGTATGCTGCGTCGTGGTCAGGCTCCGCCAGAACTGTTGAACAATGGTTTGGCTGGTTCGTTTGACGAGGGTGGAGATCTCGTTATTGCTCCTGAGCGTGGCGCCAAGTTCCGTGGTGCCCAGCGTTACATGAACTACATCTATTACTACAACGTAATGGGCGAGGACCTTGCTCGCTTGTCAGTATTCATGCAGGCCATGAAGCGCGGCCTGAAGGACCCGAAGACTCGCGCCAAGATTGATGCTGAACTCAAGGAAGTAATGGATCTTAACGATTCCTTCCAGACCCTTCTTGAGGCTGTCTCTCGTGGAGAGTTTGCGAATGGCAAGGCGCTTACACCAGAGTTAATCAAGATTCGCGATAACGCTTTGCAGAAGGCTGATGATTTTCTTGGTGGCGCTCGCGGGTTGACGAGTCGTCAGCGTCTTGTTACTACTGCTGTCCCGTTCTGGATGTGGTACAAGCACATCTTCAAGTTGTACTTCTATACGCTTCCGTTCAAGTATCCGGGTCGGTCGCTTGCCCTGAATGCGATGGCTCGCCTTGGCGCTGAGGAGTCTGCTCGTAATGGCTTCTACGATTCGTTCTACGAGGATGCAATTAAGGTTGGCGAAGAGGCGTTCGGTAGCAACATTTATTCCAAGGGGCTTGCTACCAACATCTTCCCGTTCAACTTTGGTGGCGCTCTTGAGTACGACGAGGGCGCTCCGGGTGTCCAGTTTGCGCTATCGAACATTGCCCCGACGATTACTGTTCCTGCTCGCCTCGCTGGTATTGGCATCCCGGGTGCTCCAGTCATTGGCGCTGGCGGAGAGCGCCTGAAGCCGGGCGACGTGTTCGCTCCGGGTTATGCTGAGGCTGCCGTATCTGAGGCGGAGAAGTTGTTTGCTCCCCTTGGTCTTGCCCAGAGCACACTCGCTCCGCGATCTAGTCTCATCTTTGATGCGTATCGTCTTGCCGCTGGTCAGCCGTTGCCTGAGGCGCAGCAGCGTGGTGAGGGTGAGCAGTACGCCGTCACTCCGCGTGGCGCTGCTGGCCTTGGGTTGCCGCAGTCTGTGCTTGATATGTTCATGCGCAGTTTTGGTTTGAGCGTTGTCCGCACGCCTGTCAGGGGGCCGGTTGCCGAGCGGCGCATTCGTGACGAGCAGGCTCGCCTTGAGGAGGAGGCGCGGAAGCGCTATCGCGAGAGCCTTGGGTTAGACTACTAGCATGGCGACCTACTTTAATGACATTGCTCCTACGCTTGCTAAGCGAAGCAAACTAAATATTGGTATGCCGCTTAGTGGTGTGTCGCGCGAGGATGCCATTGCTGTTCCTAGTGATCCTCGCTTTGATGCAAAGGCCGGGTCTGCGCCTTCCGAGATGAAGTATGGTGGCGCTCAGGACGGCCGTGTGTTTAACATTGGCGGCTATCCGGTCGCAACAAGGGGGAGCATTATTGGCACTCCGGGCGCGGGGACGCATAGTCTTGGCAACTGGGAATCGGATAACGCAATTGATATTGCTTCCAAGAATGGTACTCCTATTCTCGCTACGCAGGATGGGACAATCTCTAGGACGTTTGCTAGCAGCATGGATCCTAGTAGTCAGAAGGCTGGCATTCAGGTTCACTTCAACACTGGGGATAACGAGTGGTTCTATACGCACTTGTCTCGCCTCGCTGGTGGTATCAAGGCCGGTACCAAAGTGAAGAAGGGTCAGGTCATTGGTTACAGCGGTAGCGCTAACGGCGTTGGCCATCTCCATCTTGGCGTGAAGAACGGCAATCCCCTTGACTTGTTGGGGCTACGGTGAGCGACGAAAACGTTAGCGTCATCTTGCATCGCCTTGAGGAGATGGACAAGAGGCTTTGTGAGATCCACGAAGAGGTAAAGAAGACCAATGGTCGTGTAACTTCTTTGGAGATTGAGAATGCTAAGTGGAAGGGATTCTCTGAGGGGCGTCGTATTCACGGTATGATCGCGGCCAGTGTTATTAGCGGTGGAATCCTTGCTGCTATGATCTGGTTTGTTACTACGGCTATCTAGTACACCCCAACTGGAGAAGAGATGCGTACTCTTACTTTGACTTCGCCCGTCATGCGCGGCGAGGATGTCAGGACAGCGCAGCGTAGGCTGAATAACTTTGGTTGTTTCGCTGGAGCAGAGGACGGCGTGTTTGGAGAGCAGACCGCTCGCGCTTGTTCGCAGGCTAAGTGGATCCTTGGTTATGCGAACAAGGATGTGAAGCCAATCTATGGCGACGCGCTAAACGATTACCTGCTTGGTTTGCGTAAGCCTAACCTCGTGATGCGGCAGCGCGCTAAGAGCCGGTCGAATGGTAAGACGCTTGGCGAGAAGGCGCTGAAGATTGGTCGCGGCTTTGTCGGCGTCAAGGAGGATCCGCCGAATTCAAACCGCGTGATGTTCTCCGAGTGGTACGGGATCATCGGGCCGTGGTGCATGATGTTTGTTACCTACTGTTTCGCGAAGGCTGGTAGCAGGGCGTTCAAGCGTGGCGAGCGGTGGGCGTACTGTCCGTTCGCTGTGGATGACGCGCGTGCGCAGAAGGGTACGAGCATTGTTGCGCGCGGCGAGGAGGCTGGTGGAGATATTGTGTTCTTCTCTTGGAAGCGTGATGGCGTTGCCAATCATGTCGGCATCCTTATCAGCGTGAATAAGAATGGGACTATCCTTACGCTTGAGGGTAATACCAGCGCGGGAGATGACTCTGATGGCGGAGAGGTGCAGGTGCGCACCCGCGACATTGCCGATGTTCTCTGCTATGTGCGGGTGGTTATCTGATGCGACTCCTCAAGGTACGCGAGGACTTCTCTAAGACTGTCCCGCATGTAAACCTGTATCCGATTGGCGATACGCACCTTGGTGCCATTGACACGGACGAGGCTACGCTCCGCGCCGACATCAAGAAAATCGCTGACGATCCGTTCGCTCGCATCATCTTCATGGGCGACTGTGGTGACTGCATTACTCATCGCGACCCGCGCTTTGCGGCTGGCATGTGGGCGCAGCGCTACATCGAAGCGATGCACCATGAGGGTGGCGTTATTACTGAGACGGTTGAGCACGTCGCAGAGTTATTCGATCCGGTTCGGGATAAGATATGGGCTTGGCTTTCGGGCAACCATGAGCGCACGATCCGTAAGCACACTGATCGCGAGATCGGCAACGAGATCTGTGCTCTGCTTGGTATCCAGTCGAAGTACCTTGGGTACGGCGGATTCGTCCGGGTGGAGTGGCATCGCTCGTCCACGAACTCTGGGGCGCAGGCTGTCACCGTGATCGACGCTATGCATGGCTGGCAGGGTGGCCGCAGGTCTGGTGCGAAGTTGAATCAGATGGAAGTGGAGTTGTCTTACACGGATGCTGACATGATTTTGCGTGGTCATTCGCATGATCGTGTCGCTCAGGTGATCCAGTCGTTGCGCGTTGCGCGTGGCGGTGTGCAGGATTGGCCTCGCGTCATTGCTCACACTGGAACGTACAAGCAGGGCTGGGTCGATACTGGCAATGATGAGACGCACGATACTTGGGAGGAGACTAGGGGTTTCCGCAAGCGCGGCTCTGCGACTACTGGCCCCCCGGTCATCACGATTATTCCGACCCTTTCTCTTGATCGCCCTAGCCGTGTGCGCGAAGGCGGTACACTTAATGCAAGCGTCAACTACGAAGTGAGGATCTAAAGTGAATCTCAATCCTAAGATTGCGTCGGCTGGTATTGCCGGTGCGCTGACCATTGTACTGATGTGGCTCGTTAGCCTGTTTGGCGTTGAGGTCCCTGCTGAGGTAGCGTCGGCTATCACCATCATCATCGCGTTCGCTGCCGGGTACATTCGCCCGCAGGGTTCGTGGTCGCCGCGTGACTAGCGGCTTCCTCTACCGGCTCAACAAGCAGATCCTTCAAGCGCGAGAGCGCGTCATCAGCGGCCAGTTGTGGGCTGCCGATGACGCGCTCCGTGAGATACAGCGTCAGATCATTAGGGAACTATACGGTGATGTTGAGCAGGCTCCGCGTCAGAGGCTGGTCAGTCGTGGGATGCATCGCAGCCGCAAGCCTCACACGGGGGCGTAACCCCGACTCGCTGCCAGCACGGGTATTCGCAGTCTTCGTCGCAGACGCAGTGCGGCGTGCTGATCTTGCCGTCCTTATGCGGAGTCATTCGGACTCTTCGCTTTCCGTCTGTGTTGCTGGGTTTTCCCATGTGCTTAGACTAGCGCGCGTTGCCCACGCTAGGTTGGCGACCTTGGCTTCGTTCCACGATGCATCTGGGTCGGTGTACTTTCGCGCAAAGTCGTAACGCGCTTTGTTCATGGCGAGGTATAAGACCATGTCGTACGCCTCTTCGCGCATGTTTTCGTGGAAGGTGTCCCACTTCCAGTCAAGCCATTCGCCGTCGTGTTCCTCGCAGCCAGCGATGTAGCGGCGCTTCAGAACTTCTCGTAGGGTTGCTGGGCGTAGGATGTCCCAGATGTGAAAGTCAACTATTTCTCTAATCGAACTTTCGATGTGCTTTTCAATGTCGTCCCAGATTTCAGAACTCATCTTCGCTCTCCAGTTCTTGCGCTAGGCGCGGGTGTAGTTTCGCCATCTGCTCGTAGGTGACGGTGAACTCTGTGCCGTCGTGGCGAGTGCATGTCTTCGGGCCTTCATGCTTTAGCCTAAGCATATGTTCCCTGAGGCTTAGCACCTGATTGGTTCCACTCGCGCATCCCTCATCACAGTAGGGCTTGCCGTTGACTTCAAGGGTTACGCTTGGTTGGAGGGGTGCCCCACACCGTTCGCAGGTATTGAATCCAAGCGGAGGTGTTACTGCGCCTAGCAGTCGGTCGCGTTGCTTTAGTAGCCATGCCGGGTCTTCCTTTGCTTGTGCCCGTGCTCGCTCTACTTTGTAGCGTAGGTACGCTGACGGGTTGTCGATAATCATACCTTTGTCTTTGTCCTTCTGCACTGCCTCTTCGGCTACAAGCGTCAGGATCTTATCCATGTATTCGTCGTTCACTTCTTCTCTTCCCCGCTAAGCCACTGGATGTCTTGGTCAGTCAGTTCGATGGACTGTAGTGTTTCGATGCGATGAGCGAGAGCGATGCAGATTGCGTCTCGCTGATCCTCTGTCGCTTTTTCCCACTGACTGCCAACCTGTGGGACGTTCTCTTGGATTGCGGCATGGATCCTATCCTTCATCCGCCCTCCCTCTGGCAGCGGGTACTCCTTGCGGAGGATGCTCTGCCATGTCGTCGGCGAGTACCACTCTGTGTGCGGGCCGCAGGCTGCCGACACCGCGCCTACTAGGGGCATCAACTTGCCGCCGAATCCGACGGGCGATTCGATAGCGACGCTTGTGATGTCAACGCTGTCGTGGATGATGTCTAGTAGACCTGCGGTTTTGTAGTGGACTTCGACGCATCGCTCGTTCGGCTTCTTCGTGTCGATGCTGAACATTAGTGCGCCCGTGTCGGTCAGGTCGCCCATCGCCGGAATGATCCCAAGTGCGATGAACTTAGTACTGATGTCGATGCCGACGACGACTGGCTTGCGATCTGCCGGGTCTTCGTGAGGCGGATACAGCATGCTGGTGATGCACGACGGGCAGTCGCACAGTGTGTCTGGATTAGCGGTCATGTCTTCCTGACAGTAGATAGGCGATAAGGATAATGATTGCCAGCCCGATGACTTGGCTTGTGTTCACTTCCACGAACCGTCGCTGTTGAACCCGTAGAAGCCGATCATCTCGCTGCACTCCCACCCGGTGTAGCCGTAGCCGGGATAGGTCTTTTCTGCCCACTTGTAGAACCGCCACGATGCGGAGATCTGTTCAATGGGCGTTGCCTGATGCATGTCTTCGGGCTGACCCTTGCGCTTGAACGTGTCCCACAAGAGATTGGTCATGCCCAATCCCCCCTTGAATGAGTGGTTGTGAGACTGGTGCCATGCGACACCAGCCCACTTACCCTTGCGCCCTGATGGCTGCTCGCACGCGCCAATCTTTAGGGCTGTGTCCACCCAGTATTTGGGCGGAGTCGTTGCTCCCTGTGCGTTGCTCTGTCCCCACATGAATGCGCCGACGATGACGCATGTGAAGATCACACCGCAGACGAAGCCACGATCCCACTGATTAGAACGGGACATCGCCATCGAACGTCTCCTGCTTCGGCGCTGCGCTAGGCGCGTCGCTGTCCTTGCGGGGATCGAACGGGTAGGCGCGCATGACGCTGACTTCGATCTTGTTGCGCTTCTGTCCGTCCTTCTCCCACTGGGAGTACTTCAACTTTCCTTCGACGCAGACGCGGCGACCTTTCGGGATCGAAGCGATGATCTCCCCGGTCTTGCCGAATGCGACGCAGTCGATGAAGTTAGTGTGCTCCTTCTCGCTGCCGTCCTGTGCGCGCCACTTCTCGTTGTGGGCGATGGTGAACTTGATGGCAACGCCGTTAGGCTCCGGATCTCGGACGAGGTTGCCAATGAGGTATACGCTATTCACTTCTGCTTGCGCCTTTCAATGAGGGTGTCGAACAAGTATACGGGTGCTGCCAGTACTTCGATCAGCATGGCAGCCGCACAATACAGCACTGTGGTGACGATTACCACGCACGGGATTCCGATTAGGAAGAGTAGGACTTCTTTCATCAGATGTTCCCGATGGGGATGACGTTGCGATTCTTGCTTCCGTACTCGCACCGGTTGTAGAACTCGCAGTACTGCTGCGAGCACGCCCATGTGCCACGGGCTAGCGGGGCGAACGATCCCGTCTCGCACGAGTGTTCCATCATGGCGAGCGTTGCGTTCGCATAGCGCAGGGCGAGGTCATCAGTCGTGGACTGATCGTCGTCCTTGACTTGAATTGATTCGATCCTGCCCGGTGTCTTGCGTCCAATGTCGACGACGTTCCACCCTCGTCCAACGACGGGCGTGTCCTGCGTTGCGCTCATGCCTGTGGCGTACAGCGTCAACTGCTCGTCGATTGCCGCGGTTTCGTGCGTGTACCTGCCGCTGCGCTTCTTCATGGTCGACTTGTTGTCGACGATGATCAGGCCGCCCGCCTCTGGGCTAAGTTCGACGAGGTCGATGTTGCCGATCATCAGCACGTCGGGAGTGAGGCTGTACTCTAGATAGTGCTGAACGTACTGCACGTCAGTCTTCGCTGCGATAACGGAGTACTCGCGAATCGCGCTCATCATCTTGCCCATGAGGTCGTCGTCGCCAGCGATGTCCGTCTCGTCGAAGTCGGTGTCGGGCGCGTCCCAGTACTCTAAGGCTGCGCCGATGCCAGCCTCTTCGTCGATGGGCTGGTCGTTCATGCGCTGCCGGAGCATCTCGTTGGCTGCCTTGTCGAAGGCGCTGCCGACCTTGACGCGTCCGGGCAGGATGCCCTTGATGCCTTCGACGTAGCGGTACTCGTACGCCTTGGGGCACTGCTTATACATCCGCATCTGGGAGTACGAGACGAGTGCCTTGTCGCCTTCGTCGTTCTTCTTGGGGAGGTTACTCATTGGTGGCGATCTCCTCTAGATCCTTGATGATTTTGGCTTCGTTGTTCTCAACGTACTCGGCCGGGGTGTCTTCGGTGGGCTTGGCCTGATCCTTGACCCACGCTTCGATGTCGCGCGCCACGTCGGGGTGCTTACCTACCTGCTCTGCGAACAGTTCGAAGGTGGTTGCGGTGTCGTCGATGATGCCGCGGATCTTTAGAACCTGCTTGATCTTATCCCGCTTTGCCTTGCTCCAGCCCTTGGCCTGCGTCAAGACATGATCGCTGGGGGATGGCTCTGGTGCGGCTGTCTCCAGATCGTTCTTGCTCCAGAGGTTCAAGGCTACGCCGAACCGCATGGCTGCGTTGCGGATGCCATCGCCGATGATCTCTTTGATGAGGTCGCCGTCGGTGCGGCGGTCATTCGGTTCGACGCTGCCGTAGCCGATGCGGCTGTGGTCAAAGATGCAAAGCCTGATCCACATGCCGATGGGTCGCCCGTCTGCGTTGCGGTCAAGGATCGGGGATCCGTTGTCGTCTCGTCCGAGGGGGTACCAGTCCCAGAGCGGGTCGTGGCGGAGCAGCATCTCCGTGACGGCGGCGTGCCCGACGTACGAAAGATTAGTTCCACCCTTTGGCTTCGTCTCTACGAGGCTCGGGTGCGGGGTGCGGAGGTCGTCGTGCAGTTCGCGTAGCGCCTTGATGCGCTCAGCGTCTGGCAGGTCGGGGGCGTCAACGTATTCCGGCATTGTTCTTTCTCCTTTGGCACTCTTCGATGTGCCTGTTGATTGCGTCCCTGTTCCACATGGGTCGCTTCTTTTGGGGCGTGCTCATTACGAACAGCGGTGGTGGTACTCGGTGCCCGTGGTTTAGGTGCCCGGGCTTTGGTAGGTGGACGCTGTACTTGTCGCACATGCGTCTGGCCTCGTCGTAACTGATTAGGTCTGTGAAGTCTTTGGGTAGAAACTTCTCTGCTCCGTGGTGGTCTTTGACGACGTAGCCGCTTGCTGGTCTGTCGTCGCATGCGCAGTAGAACTTGTCTTCTTTCTTATAGTACAACTTGTCTGCTGCTGAGAAGTGCTTGTAGATGTGCGGCTTGCCGCCACGGTTCTTTACCTTGGGCGCGTTCATCGTGCCCTTGATGTAGAGCCTGCTACTCGTCTGATTCAAAGATCAAACTCTCCCATCTCATCATCGGTCGTCGATGGCACTCCGGCCTGTCGGACCTGACGTACTCGTCGGTCGGCACGATGGCTCCATCCTTCGCTGCCTTCCTCATGACTGCTCCCATCGCTCGCGGTTCGTGTGTCTTGAACTGCGGGAAGAGGATGGAGATTTTCTGCCACACGTTGTCAGTCGTAAAGAACTGCTGGTCTTCTGCGACGAGTCGGCATGCGAGGTATGCAGCCTCCGCCCAGTCTGGGTCGGCGTTACGTTCCACCCTGTCGATGGCTTCGTCTCGCGCCTGCGTTGCGGCGTTGATGCCGTGCGGAGTGTGGACGAGCGGCACCCCGTGCGAGCGGAGGATGTCTTCGACTGTCATCTGCTCGTCAGGCATTGTCCATACCTGCGATGCAGACGTAGCCGTCGGCGATGCTGCCGCCAATCGGCGTGATGTACAGGCTGTTCGATCCCGACGTGCTGGCCGTTACGCGAGCGTTGCCGTGGACGTGGTCTGCGATACGGCGCAGGTCGATATGCTCGCTTGGCTGGTCGATCCAGTTGATCGTCTCCTCCGGATCGACGACGAGGATGGAGACGATGATCGACTCATCCCTTGCTGCGAATCCGAAGCGGGCGAGCATGTCCCGCGTCATGGCCGTGGCCACGTTGTTGATCGTGTTGATCTCGCTGGCGAACGTGCTCATGCGCTCTGCGATCTGCGCCTCTGTGAATGTCATGTCGTCCGGGTCTGGGGTGCGGTCGTACTCGTCCTGCTCGCGAATGTGCATTGCCATGTCTTACCTCTTTCTTTCGATGATGTAGTGCTCCGTATGGCCAGAGCGCTTGATGAACGTGACTTTCCCTTTCTTGTTCATCAGGTCGTGAGCCTCGCTTGTCGTTGCGACAACGTGTTCGGTGTTGCCGATCCAGACGTAGGCGAGGCTTCCCAAGTTGGGGCGGGTGATGCTAGCGGGTGTCTGCTGCATAGTCGTATGGTAGTTGAGGTTTCTTACCTCAGATGTTTGGTGTTTGTAAATCTTGGCACCCCTCTGGCTGCGGGGAAGGGGACGCGGCCAGAGGGGGAGAGACAGCCACTTGTCTCATCAGCGGCGAGAAGGGGAGCCGCTGCCAAGTTGAGCAGGCACACCCTACCTGCGTGCGCCTATCGTAGCAGGCTTACGCCTTGCTGTCTGGATTCTCTTTGGCCGGGCTTGTCGGAAACTTGCTATCCATTTTGCTTGGGAAGTTTTCCGTTAGCCAAGAGCGGTAGTCGCGACCGCCGTCGAAGTCGATGTATCGAACGGTTCTCTTGGTGGTCTTCTTCTTGTCCATGGCTAAATCATATCACCCCACGTTGTGTCATCGATAACGCGGTCGTCAATGTAGAGCATGTCGATCCACACACGGTGGTATGCGGCGAGGTGCCGCTCGTCACTGATAGAAGACTTGAAGTTATCGTAATCAATGTCGTTGGTGATCTTGGCAACGAATGCTGCCCAGCGTTCGCGGCTGCATTCCATGCGGTGCGGGTAGTCGGCGTTCTCGTCCGTCCACCATACGCCGCTTGTCTCATTGGCTGCGTTGATGATGTCGTCCTTGCAGCGTGCGCGTACCAGTAGCACGTTCGGGTTGTCGCGGTGTTCGACGACGGAGAAGAATCCTAGTTTTGTCATCAGCCACATGGCTTGTCCTCCTCCGGGTTCTGGCGGTAGTAGATCTCCAGCATCAGGTCGGGCAACTTCTCGTCGCCGTCCTGCGATGCCTCGTACAGTGCGCGGTTCTCCTCCGGCGTGAGGTCGTCCGCATCGATGATGAGCATGTCGTGCGCTGCGCATCCGCCATGCGAGTGATCAGCCATGTTGTACCACAGGATATTCTTGGTCATGTTTTTGTTCCTTCTGTCGGGTGCGGATCTCACCCCCGCCCGGAGTGATGGATAGTCGGGCGGGGGTGGATTCGGTTAGGCGGCGAGCGCCACCGCCACGCTGCGATCCTTCAGCGTGATGGACTGGTTGGCACCGAGCAGGTTCTTGTCGATGAACTTGTCGTCGGAGCGGTGCGTCTTGCTCCAGTCGACGTACTCGGCGACGGCCTGCACGAATCCCCACTTGGTGTGCTTCACGTTGGCGAGGTTGTCCACGTCCCATGCGGTGTGGATGGCGTCGCGCGTGTTCTGTGCGATGGTAAGGCCGCGCGTGGACTCGTCGTCCTTGGGGGTCGGGAGCGGGACGAGCATCTCCAGCATGCGGTCGAACGAGATGCGGTTGATCGGCTGCGCGATGAGCGTGTCGCCGAGCGTCTGCAGTTCGTCGAAGTAGGCGTTACTGAAGCCGAGCATGTCACGCGCGTCGCGCACCTTGTCGGTCACGTTCGGCGTGTGCCGCCCCTTCCACATGTTCTTGGCCTCCTTCATGCTCCACTGCAGCGTGTTCTGGCAGACCACCCGGATCGGCGTGGTGTACACGCTGAGTGCGGTGTTGCCGTCGTGCCCGTTGCAGAGGGTGACGTAGGGGTCGATGCGCTCGTCGGGGTCGCCGCCGATCAGGATGTCCCTGTTGAGGCGGGCGAGCGCCCAGATCTTGCGCCCGTTGTAGAGGCTACCGGCGGTGTGATAGTGCGCGTCGCCCTTGCCGATGATCTCGTCGAAGAAGTCGAAGGCGTCGACGTTCTGGATCACCTTGTAGTGCGGGGTGACGATGCCGAGCGCCTCGCCCGTGTCCATGCGGACGTTCGCGACCTTGTTCGGGATCAGCGTGGTGGTGTCGGGCATGTCGTCGCCGTTGGGGATGTGGACGTGAATGTCGTGCTGTTCCACCGTCCAGTCCAGTCCGGCGAGGCTGATGGCCTCCGCGCTGGTGACCACGTCGGCGTCGATGACGGTGCCGAGGCGGTGCCATGCGGGCTCGCGGTTTCCGTAGAACGCTTTGTCGTGCTCCATGATGCCGTGGCTCATGTCGTGCTCCCTTCTGTTGGTGTACCCATAGTGTGGCACAAGATTGTGGGTTGTTTTGTAAATACTTTGTGAGTATTTACCGGGGAACCGCGCTGCTCAACGAGGGCAGATTATTCGGGCCTAACCATTCCCGATTTTGACCCCGTGGTTAGCGGGTCGTGGTTCCCTTGGGAGAGGTTCGCCGGTACCGGCTAGCCTGTCCGCAGACACCCCCGTCGTGGCGGGTGTTTCGTCCGGCGCTCATCAGTGCGGGATGCCGGATGTTTCGTGCTAGTCCTCTTCGACGTGCGTCACTTCTGCGTCGTAGTACTCCACCTCTGTGTCGATGGAGTCGTAGTGGCTCACGTCGATGCTGTCGACTCGGCCGAGCGCCTCGTCGCGGGCGTCGTCCTCACCGTTGGCCTCCACCTGAAAGGTGATCGTGACGGGCACGTTGACGGTCACGTTGTACGTTTTCGTCAGGCTGATGCCGACGAGGGTGCGGACGAGGTCGGCGCGGTCGTCGTCGCCGCCGGCCCAGTTGCGCAGGTCGTCGATCCAATCGGCCTCGCAGTCCTTCGCGAAGGGTGCGAAGACATCAGCGATCAGGCTGCGGAGCATTCCGATGGTGTCGTCCTTGCGCATGCTCTTTTCCTTGAGCAGGTGGATCTCTGCGCGGAGGATCTCCGGGTCGGCGGTGTCGGTGGTGGTGATGGTGTCGGTCATGGTGTAGATCCCTTCTCGTGGTGTACTTACAGTGTGCCACAAGATTGTGGCTTGTTTTGTAAATCCTTTGTAAGGATTATTCGGCGTCGTCCGGGTAGTCGTAGTCTCCGGCGTATTCGTTACGCATTGCCGTGGTATGCGCCTCGCTGATCAGTCGCCGAAGTTCCCAGATCATGGTGCGTTCCGGGTTGATCGACGCCGGGGTATTAGTTAGCAGGGTCAGTCCGTCGATGATGGATGCCATCTCGCGGATGGTCAGTGTGTCGGCGATGATGTCGTGCCGCTTCTCTGTAGTGCTCATATCTGAATCGTACCCCTTCTCTAGTGTCTCGTTTGTACGGATTTTGTTAGGGCTGCTGCAGGAATCCGTGCCGCGTACCCTCCTGCCCACGCATGCGCCCCTTCGCGCGTAGCCCGACGATCACGCCGCCCGGGTCAGTGAATCGGAGATCGTGCGCATCACCGTCGACGACGGCGTACGTGTCGCCCCATGGTGCCGTCCACGTTGCGGGCAGCGGTGCACCCTTGCGCGTCGCGAATACCACGGCCACCCGGTAGCCCGCGTCAAGATACCGGCGTGCTGCTACGCCATCGCCGCCGGGATACGAATACGTCACGTCGATGCCGTGCTCGGCCGCGTCGGGCGTCGGTCGCTTTGTGTAGTCGTACAGGACGCATCCCTCCGCGATTGCGTGCGCGATCACCTCCGGGAACTTGCGGTGCCATACGATGTCCGACGTGCCGTTCAGCCGCAGGGCAGGCGTCAAGCCGTGCCGCCTAGCGTTGCGGGCGTGAAGCGTGATCTCGTGGCGCAGGCGGGCGCTGAACGCGTCCGGGTTGAGGATCATGGCCGCCGTGCGACGGATCCGGCTAGCCTGTATCGCGTTCCACCCGCTAGCGTCAAGGCTGATACCGCCCCTGCCGCTAGTGTTCAGGCACCCGGCGGTGCACTCAGTACTAGCCCACGGGCAGACATTCGCGCCCGACATAGTGGCGGGTGCGAGGTGCAGGACGGCGGGCAGGTAGCCCATATCCGCCGCTCCCTTTGCGACCTTCGGGTTCGTGGTGGTCAGCAGCCGCCCGGCCGACTTGACCGGGTAGTGCGTATCGATTGCGGCTACCGTCGCATTGACGGCGCGTAGTACGAGATTGCTGTAAGCCATTCCGATTCCCCTTCGTTCGGTGTAGTCACACTGTACCGCACGATTGCGGCACGGTTTGTAAGTATTTTGTAAAGATTCGCGGCCGGCCACCCCCCCTAATCGAAGGCGCACTCCTCCCTTCCTCCTGCCCTCCGGGCGCACTCCGAACCGCCTAGCCTATCCAAAGGGGAGCGCCGGGAATCGAACCCGGCAAGGCCAGCCACTCCCCGCGCGCCTACCCTATGCGTAGCACCCGGCACGCCTCACGCGCCTGCTCGCGCTCCTCCGGCGTCAGCACCTCCCCCGCCTTCAGTCGCGCCACGAATGCCGCCACCCGCTTTTCCGCCGGGCTCATGCCGCCACCGCCATACGCGCCGCACGGTGCGCCCACTTCTCCCGGGATCCCTCCCGATACCCGCCACGCTTACCGTGCTGAGACTTGCCAACCGGCCGCGCCTTGCACGCCCACGCAGGCACCCGCGCATCCGGCAACACCGTCACCGTGAACACGCGCCCATCGATCACCCGGAACCCCGCACCCGCAGGCACCGGCACGCCATCACGCTGCACGCCCACGAACCGGCCACCCGCACCGCGCAGCATCACGCCACCACCAAAGGCGGCCACCCCCGTGGGGGAGATCATGCCGTCACCCCGCTTTGCAACCTTCATCCTGCACCCCTTCCATTCGGTGTAACCACACCATACCACACCCCAACCCCCCCAAACCAAACCCTAACAAAACCCTTACAACCCCAACCCGCCGAGGTGTTGGGAGGGTACGCGCGCGCGACGCCCACGCCCGAGCGAGAACCCCACCCAACGCGCCCGACCGTGTACCCATCCTCGGTCAGGTTTTTTTGTGGGTAAGGGGTTTGTGTAGGCTGCTTCTTGCGTTGGGCGGGTCGGGTATGTTCTGGATGATACTGGTGTGGGGGATATTCTTTGCCCCTCCCTAGCCTTTGGGCTAGCCAACGTCCGTTTAGCGTGCTTGTTGTCCCTGCACGATCCGACCTAGCCGTTTCCGGGGTTGTTTGTCTGGCCGTCCGATGGAAGTCCGTGGTGCGGTTGCTTCGTCGGTGCTCCGGCTAGACGCGGAGGCTGGTGCCTTGACCCTTGAGCGTGGGTGTGGGGCTTGTGTGTAAAGAGTATCATGCTCTTTGTTCAATGATGTGTGTGCGTTTTGCACATTGTCGTGCTTGTTTGTGTGTTGGTGTTCGACATATCGTGCGAATGATCGTTATTTCGTGTATGGTTCTCGCATTGGCGGGATGGCGGAACTGGTAGACGCAGCAGACTCAAAATCTGCCGCCATGTGGCGTAAGGGTTCGATTCCCTTTCCCGCTATTTGTTCTGTTCTATTAAAAATGCTTTAGGAGAACAAATTGAAGAAGCAGATGAAGACGTACGGTATGTACGAAGAGGAGTTGCGTCAGTTCAACGAGGCGCAGAAGATTCGTCGTGGTAAGAAAAAGGATGGTTACCCCCCATCGTTTTTCGCTGATGCTTTTGAGTACACGCAGCCTCGCCGTAATAGTCGTGGGTGCGGGGACGTGACGATTATCGATCAGAACACTGGGGAAACGTCGAAAGTCGCGGCTGATGAGGTCACTACGCGCTTCAAGCACTATCGTGGGCAGGCTGGCGGGCGCTATTCTTTGCGTACGGACCGCATTGATCTAGCCGAAGAGAGCGCGTAATGGTCACCGAAGAGACAGAAGAGAAGTATTTTGGCGAGGCGGCTAAGCGCAGCATCCTTGAAATGGCCAAGCGCCCCATTGCGCTACTGACTATTGCTCAGGCGCACGGCATCCCACCGACGACTCTGGCTAATCGCGTCGAAGAAGAAGACGAATTCGGACTCGCCTTCCAGAAGGAGCGCTCCAACATCCAGTCGAAGATCATGGATCAGGTCATGGAAAAGGGTGATAATGATTGGCGCATGTGGTTTCAGGTCGCTGAGCGCTTGTTTCCTAGCGGATACGCGAAGGAGAAGGCAAATACGATCAAGATTGAGGCTTCAGCGTTTGATTGGAACCAGTTGGGGCGACTTTCGGAGAAGGATCTTCCGAAGCGCGAAGTCAAGCACATCGAAGCAGAAAGCGTAGAAGTCGATGGTTGAGCCATTTGACACCAATCGTGACCCCGGTGACGAGCAGCCTCCCGCTAAGGGCAAGGATTACTACCTCGTACTAGACGAAAACGGTTGCCTCAGTATTTCCGCCGAAGAGGAAATAAGTAGGAAATACGATGACACGACAGATTGACGCGCAAGAAAAACGCCGAAAGCCCAAAGCCGGGTCGAAAGCACGACTTGTCAACGATCTACCAGAAGACCAGTTCGACCTACGCAAAAAAATTCTTTTAGATCCCGATTGGATTTACCCAAATCTTCTCGGAATGCAGCCGTGGAGCAAGCAGTGGGAAGTAATCCGCAGCGTCAGAGACAACAAACGAACAGCAGTTCGATCTTGTCACGGCTCCGGAAAGACGGCTGTCGCCGCCGCCGTCGTACTAGAGTTCATGCTACAAGGGCCATGCCGAGTCATCACTACGGCTCCAACGTGGTCGCAGGTCGAACAGTTGCTCTGGCGAGAGATCGCGCAGCGTCATCGACATATTGACCCCGCCTTCGGAAAACTCTTTAAGACGCAACTTGAAATAGCCCCAGACTGGTTCGCCATCGGCCTCTCCACTGATACTCCGGAGCGTTTTCAGGGCCACCACGCCCCCAGAATGCTGCTGGTAGTCGATGAGGCGAGTGGTGTAGATGACGCGATCTACGAAGCCTCCGAAGGATTCCTCACCGCCGAAGGCGCACGCGTTCTCCTTATCGGAAACCCGACCCGTACTGCTGGAACGTTCTACCGAGCGTTCAAACCAGACTCTGGATGGCATAGGGTACACATTAGCGCATTCGACACGCCCAACTTTACTGGCGAAGAAGTCCACGAAAACGCCGCACGCGCACTCGTCACCCCAGAATGGGCCGCAGACGCAGCAACACAGTGGGGAATTGACTCTCCGGCCTACAAGATCC